ACTAGAGTTCGAGTCAGCTAGTCAGCGTACCTATGCTGTACTGTTGTTGAGCAACAGCAGCATCTACACAGTCAGTGTGTTATGATACAGATATTAGATCAAACATTTAGTCACACGGGCAACTGTGCAGGTATAAGTGTGTCTAGACACCTGTTGCACAATGGAGGTGTGTATGTGGGCATAGATGCACTTGCTGGAGTAGAGCTGCATGGGCATCTTAGTCTTAGGCGTATACACAGTGGTAGTCACATTCCGGCAGATCCTTATGAAACACTTCTAGGTGATCAACGGGATCGTTGGGCTGTGTTGCACAACACCACTGTGTACTCTATAGGAGCTAGTGTGTGTGTGGTGCGTGATCCGCTCACACGTATCGCAGGTATGTGGGCTGCAACAACCAGTGATCTAACAGTGACTAACTTTGCTGTGTGGCTTGCACGATTGCAGTATCTTAAACCTTGTGCTCTAGAGCAGTGCAACGAACTTAACTATGCACTGGCACCTTGTGCTTGGTATGCTGTTGCTGCACATACTATAATACGCTATGAACAGTTTGACCTTGATGTAAACCGTTGGTACGCAACTATTGGATTACCTAGTAATCACAAACATTTTAACTCACACACTGGATGCTTTAAGCAGCTGGGCATACACGGTTGGCACGAATTGTACACTGTTGAGCAGCGTAGGTTTGTTCGTGAGCTGTATGCAGAGGACTGTGAACGGTTTGGCTATTAAACGCCATCTTTTTATTAATCGTTGTTTACGGGGTATTGCACTGCGGCGGATTAGGCGTTGCTGCATGGTTGAGACATTTCTTTTTTAGTACGTTGGTTATGTACACGTGTAGCGGCGAGCAGTTAAGTGCGTAGTTTAAGATGTAAAAAATCTGCGTTCAACGCTTCGCGCAAGAATAATCTTGCGTTGGCGCTTCGCGCTTGTGTTCTTAATCTGTGTTGATGTTGTTGATAAACTGTTTGAGCAGGGTGCTATTGGTCTCACCGCGCACCTTTGGAGCGTTGGCACCGTCAGCCGGATCTTCTTTTGCAGTGCTGTTGCGCTTGAGTGCATTTACAATTGCATTGCCACTACTGGTATTTGAATAGTTGTTCTCACCTTCGTCGTCTTGATCACAGTCAATAATACGCAGTGTGTCTACATCAAAGCCTAGATCAATTTTTTGTCCTACACCTGAACTGTTACGTGTCTTCATCAGCTGTAGCTGATAGCGACTACGCTCACGCATTGCACGACTTGTAAAGATACCAAACACGTTGTCTGCTGTTTGAATCTTACTAAGTCCACCTGAGATATGACTGTGATCGAATTCAATTTCTTCTACAGCTCCACGATTCAACTGTGCTGCTGTAACAAACACTGTCTTCAATTCCATTGCTAGGTTACGCAGTTCTTCTGATACATACTTGTCTTTGATGTACAAGTTCTCTGCGCTTACTTTCATACTTGCAGGCATCAACAAATCCAAATAGTCCAACAACAGTACATCAACATGTCGGCTGGTCTTAATCTCGTATTCTTTGATATAGCTGCGAATATCGTTTGCAGTCTTACCTGAAGGCATGTACTTGACCTGTATAGCACCGCTCTTCTTGCCGATCATTTTTACTTTAAGTTCAACGTCGTCAATCTGTTTAAAGATCTCACGTGTGCTAATACCAGTTAACATACTGTCGATACGCATACTCACTAGACTCTCTGCAAGCTCTAGTGTTATGTACAACACATTCATGCCCTTCAATGCCATGTTAACACCGATGTTGGCTAAGAACAAACTCTTACCTGCACCTGATCCACCTGCAAAGATGTTAAGCTCGCCTCTGTTGAAGCCACCAAACAATTTCTTGTCCATAGCAGCCCAACCAGTGCTCACCTGTCCGTTTGTATCTTTAATCGCTTCAAGTCGTTTGCGTGGATCAGCAAAGTAGTCTGTACCTAAATCTTTTTGCAATCCAATCTGTACTGCCTTCTTAACTAGATCCTCAACTGGACCATATTCGCCCTTCTCCAGTAAGTCGGCACTCTTAAGGATAGCTGCTTCAAGTGCTTTGTGTCTTGAGAATGTTTCAAACTCTGCCAGCAGCCAATCATAATGATTCTCTTGCAACATCCCTGGATTTTTTAAATCAGTATTAGTTGCTGCATTGATCATTTCAAATGTAGGCAGCGCATTATGATCAGTTACGTAATCATTAAGAAACTTTGCTGCTGGAGCAAGCCTACGATCAAATGCATCTGGATCAAATACAGCTTGGCAGCGTACGAAGCTCTCTGCATCAGTAAGCATCATTTCAAGATATACTCGTTGTATATCATAACCATAGTTTGTGTTTTGTCTAGTTGCCATATTACTATTATACTGCCGTATGCCAGGTGTTGTCAAGAATTATTTTTTGTTTTGTTTGTGCTAGCACTGCGCCTACGCAACTACCAGGGTCACCGGGGTTCTGCGGAACGTGTATGTTATTCCACATAGGCTGAATCTTATCAACTGCTTGCCGATTCAGTGCGCCACCGCCTGCTAGTGCTAGGTTAAGTGAGCCTGTGTGTACCTTAGTCCAAGCGCTCAAATATGTTACACAATATTCAAATATCCATTGGGTAGCTGCTGCAATGTCGTACATATCCTGCTGAGTAGTTAGTTCAGGCTTCCACCACATACATCCTCTGTGTAGGTTTTGTTTCAACGTTATCTTAGGAGTATATCCCATACCAGTTGTTCCAATTAGGTCATCAAAGATTGATTGGAACAATTTGTGAGGGTTGCCTTTGGCTCCCCACTGGGCTACTAAGTATTCGTCACGCTGTGCTTGCAGGCCTAGTCGTTGTGTCATGGCACTGTAGAAAAGCCCTAGACTATGCGGATACCCTTGACTGTAGATCTTCTTTAGCGTGTTGTTCTTACCGTGCCATATGGTCAGGGTCTCAAACTCACCTATGCTGTCTATTACAATTACAGCGCAGTCATCATGAGGCTGAGTGTAATAAGCATAGGCAGCATGACTCTCATGATGCTGGGTATACTTAATAGGCACGCCGCGTAGACCTCGAGTGTCAAGGTAATTGCGAATGTTATTCTCTTTAGCCAGCCAACCTTGTCCAGCACGTAGCTGACGCAGTGTTTTAAGGAAAGGACGTTCATACCACACCACTCGATCTGGTCTGCCGCTGATGTCTAGTGCATGCTTTATAATCTCTCTGTTTAGATGCGGATCGTTAGGCACGCCGCTAAAATCTTTAGCAAGGGCTGCCCATTGTAACTCAGCGTCGTCAAACACTGCTACGCTAGCATCGTGACTATTACCTACTAGACCCCAAGTAATCATTTGTAGATAAACGGATCGCGTTTACGTAATTCTTCCATGCGCTTTTTAAATGCACGATGTTCTTTATATTCAATGTAGGGCCATGTGATGAATGCCCAAATCTTTTTTAAGTAAACCATTTCTTTGCTCTCAATCTAATTTTAAGTGGGCTAGTTTCAGCAGCACTAGCAATGCTGTATAATGTATATAGTCTGCCGTACTTAGCCACAGCGTCACCGATATCGTTAATGTCAGCATCCCATTCCGGTAAGCTAACACCCCATCCGCGTTCGATAGCAGCTTCAATTAGTTTGCTACCTGCCTTGTCTCTGTCTGGTACAACATAAATGTCTTTAGCTAGTCTATTAATTAGCAGTGCTTGTTGATCGCCAATTTCACTTCCGGTTAGCGCACATCCGTCTATGTGAATAGCGTCTACTGGGCCTTCGCATACAATAGCAAACACCTTGTTATGACCTTGCTCGTCTAGTCCGTATACGTACCCGGGCTGTGTTTCTGTAAGGTATTTGGGCTGTTTGTCTGCTATAATAGTTCTAGCAGACCATCCTACAATACGTTTCTCGTAGTAGAACGGAATGATCAGTCTGTCACGATAGCCCAAGCTAGGACTCCAATAGTAATCTGTATCATCTAAGTTTAAGTTGCGTGCAGCCATGTATTCTAAGATAGCCATACTAAATTTATTAAACTCAGTAATATCTGATACCTTAACAGCATCGGGCGGTAATGGTACAGTTTCAAATGTAGGAATATCAATCTTACGTTGCTTTACTTCTACACCTTCATTGATGCGCATTACATCTAGTGTTAGCTTGTTGATTGCATCATCAGGTGCACCTAACCAAACAAGTAGCCGACGCAGTCCTTTGCTAACACCGCGCCCGGGTTGCCAGCTGGCTTTGAATCCACAGTTAAAGCAATGGAAGCTAACAGTATCACCTTCTGAGATAAGTCCGCCGCGACCTCTAGTGTCAGCAGTGTTGCCGTTGTGATGACAGCAGGGCGCATTTCTTGACATCCAACCGCTTGGTGTAGTTTTTACTTTACTACCTTGTGTATAATATGCAATTAATACATCCGAAACTATTGACATTTAATCCTCAATTATCCGCACTTGCCATCCATCTTTTGACGGCTTGTTATTTCTAATAGTATTATACAGTTTATAATAAGGATAATTATTATCCTTGCACCATCCTCTAAATGATTTTACAACTTCTGTATGACCGTCTGGAAATGTTACTTCATATGTTTTTGACTTTTTAAGCCAGGCAAGTGTGTTGTTATAATGTCAGAAACAATACTCATGCTATTATTATAGCATTAATGTATCCATGTGTCAATCAGTTTTGGAGTATTTTTTTACCAGAAAATGTATTAAAGCCTTGGCCTTCGTACTTGTCGTTTCCTGCTAGATGCACAAGGATCTTCTTTACAACTGGATTAGTAAAGACTCCTCTAAATTTTCCGCCAGCAAGATCTCTAACTTGATATCCTCTACGCTCGTGCAGTATAGCAAACCAAAAACCGTCCCAGCTCTTAGGAAGTTCAAATATTTCGCCAGTGTCGTATGCACTAGTAATATGTTCTTTTAGGTCACCTATTTGTTCATGATGCTTGTTGAATATAAGTAATCCAGTTTCATAGTGTGCCATACCTTTTAGTCTTTCAAAGTGTACACTAAACAAACATTTTTCTGATAATGATTCTAATGCCCCTGGATGGACATTGTTTATAGTATAAGTGTCTCCGTCTAAGTATATAAGATAATCGTGATTGCTGTGTAATGCATGTTCGATTGCATAAACTTTATGACACCACTTTACTGTCTTTTCTATTTTATGAATTAACTTTTTGTTAGTTTCTGATTCAAGACTAATGTTACAATTTTTTTTAAATGCAAGTAACTTTGGACTTACGTCATTTAGATTAATTATTTCAATCCTTGGATCGTCAACTACTAAATTATGCTCAGCATATATTCGTAATGTGTATCCACTAGCTGGCCAATACTGTTGCCAAGTCTCAATTAATTTTTTCCCATACAAGTAGTAACCGTCTTCTGAAAACGTAGTTATAACTAGAGTAGACATTTAATTCCTTATTAAAATTTTTGTTATTTTATCTGCAGGATCTGCTGATGCTTGGAATCTTACAAAACTAAACACTCCGTTAAAGTTTACAGGTGTAGGTTCTGTTTCAGTTCCGACAAGTGTTATAGTTGTAATGTCTGTCCAAACTGTTGTGCCGGTAACTTGATTTTCTAACGTAGCTTGGACAACTACATTACCAATATAACTGTCAGTGTATACTACAGCAGTATGTAATGCATCGTTGCCGTTTATACCTGGCTGTGCGTTAGTTGATTCGCTATTCCATACACTATTATCTTCAGTAAAAGTAATAATGCTAGTTGCGGCTGCGGGCCCTGGAAATGCTGTTTCACTTACATAGATCGTTCCGTTCATTCCAAAATTAGTATTTGAATAAGTTAACACTGGAACATTAGTGGTGTTGTCTATAAGGTGTACGTTGTAAGAAAGATATTGTTGATCAATGTTTAATAGATCGTTGTCAGTAACTGTAACTTTGAATAGTCCTCTAGTAGGAGCGCTATCGTCGCCGGTAATAAGTTCGCCGTTGTGTTCAATTACTAATAATCTATTTTCATCAAACGCTTGGAACTTGGGTGTATAGTTTGTAATGTCAATTGGCTTTTGATCAGCATTGAGTATTTTAAAATCAAGCACATTGTCAATGCCTCTATATACGTTTATATGTCTTTGATACACTGGTCTGTACTCCGTAATGAATCCTGCGTCATTAGTAATAATGGTCGTTCTGTTATTGACTAAATATCTAGGTGTTAATTGCATCTAGTATTTATCGAGAAATATGTTATTAAAAGATATTGAAAACAACTTCCCCTTTATCAGCGTAGTCACTTATGGTGGCAACGAGTACGTCGGCATCATTGCAAATCAAGATGCATATATAACCAGCATGTATATATTCACCTCGTTAAAGACTAACTTAGAGAAGGAAGCATTTTTAGAAATGGGCAATGTTTGGTGGTGGGAGTCAAATAGGATGCTGCCTATAAACATTTTCCTAATAAAAGAAATGCAGGCATTTAGTTATGCAATGATGACTATGAACAGCAAGGATGTTAGAGTAACAATAGGACCGTGTGTTAATCTAAACGATCTAAATTTTAAACGTATCAAACGTAAAAGTGTACAGCTGATACGCAAAGTTAGGTAGACAACTGTTCGCATATTAAATTCATGTGTACAACACAAGCTGCTGCGTAGGCAATACCGTGGGCCTTCTTAAAGTAATACTCGCCGTTGGTCGGCTTAGTCCAAACTCCCTGCATTATCTTTTCCCAGCTTTCGTTCGCTAGATGTCTCTTGGCTGGACGAATGATCGCCAGCGTCGCTGCTAACTGTGATACCGATGTAGGTTTCAATTGCTTCAATAGTGCGCCGTGCCCGTTCAGATGAAATACTTTTTCGCTGAAGTCCTCGTGCTCCAATAGTTGCCATAGTGGTTCCTTCTCCATTAATTCTGTTAAATGTGTTTCGTCTCTAACATCTTTATAGATGCTGACGTTTAGAAAGTCTAGTTTAAAGTAGCCACGTTCTTCAGCAGTCTTGTAGTCAACGGTGGCTAAGTTGTCTACAGGGTTGTGTGGAATTTCAGTTGCATAGACTCCTGTGTTATGCTTCTTGTCTGAGTCAAGTTTAGCAACACGGTGCTTGAGTTGTGCAAGCACAATTGTTCTGTCAGCAAAGTCTATATCAATATCCATTTACGCCTCCTTGCACTTTGCGCCGTGCCAACGCAAATAATTTTGTTTTGTTATTTGCGTACTGCATCTGCATTAAGCCATATGCCGCCTACTAGTTTAGCAAACGGTTCTGCTAGTGTACTCTTACCGCTTCCGGGCAATCCAAATATTAAAATTTTCACAAATTACTTTCCTTAGCTACATCTTTAACAAGTTGTACATCAGTGGGTTGTTTCTTAAATCGCATAGCCCAATGCTGCGGATCAACAATATTATATATCATACTTAATTGTTCGTCATTAAACTTACCTAATAATTCTTTTCCGCTCTTACAATTAAGAACCAACCACGGACTAATCTTTCCGTCTCTAATATTCCACACTGCCTTGTTCAAACTTACATAGTTAAAATAATGATTCCACACGCTGTTGTTTTCAGTAGCCCATTCAACCATAGTATTAACGCTGCGCTCTAGGGCAGTTTCAACACCTTCTTTTTTAATTAGCTCAACTGCATATGCTTCATACATTTCTTCTCTGCACCATTGGTCAAGTTTAACCCCTGACGTTACTACATAATTGATATACTTCTCAGGATATAACGGTTTTACATTTGATACAAAACTACCAAACTTTACAAATGCATTATAGTAACTGCTCTTGCAAAACTCTTCGTATGTTTTATCTTTCTTTGACCCAGCACTTAATTTATAGAATTGATTAAATGCAATGTAACCTAACTGTACTCGCTTCTCGCCCTTTTGTAAAGCTCTACGTTTTTGCTCACACATATGTACTATGAGAGTTTTCTCACGGCTATATCCTGTTCTGCAATATTCGCAAACGTATGGTTTCTCAGAGCTTGATATCAATGTCGTAATCTTCTGCGAGTTGTTTAAGTTCTTTTTTTGTAGATATTCCAGCAAGTTGTTCTACCTCTTTCATTTTCATATTAGGATATACTTGAGATAACAATTTAATTGCTGCGTTGTTACCGGCTTCTTTTTTCTTAAAGCCAATATAAGGATGGTATTCGATCTTACCTGTTGCTCCACTTGCACACAATAGCTGCCACATTAGATGTTGATGTCCGTTCTCTTTGCCAACGCCAATGTCGTTAAAGTGTTTGTTATAATATTCATTAGTTTTAAACACAGCAAGCTCTTGTGCTTCTCTATTACCTTGTACAGCACTTACATATCTGTTTAGCAACCAAAAGCTAACTTGCTTCTTTTCTTCATCAGACAATTCTTTCCAAACGCTTTTTGCGTTCATGTCAACTGCTGCAAGTATGTCTTTAGTTGGAAGTTTCTTATCACTCATGTTTATATTTTACACTAATTAATTAAATTTGTCAAATGAATACCAAACGATATCATCAATTACTTTTTCAAAATCTTTGTAGTATTAGGCAATGCTTGCCCGTAAGTATTACTACAACCAAATGCAACTAATCTCATTTGTTTTCCTTCACTGTATAATAAGTTACTACCAACTTATCTAATAGTTTTTTTATAGTTGGATATGTTAAACTTAGTTCGCACAGCTCTTGCCATTCTTGATAACACAACAGATCGCCCTGTGCTCTTGCAATACCAGCAGGGTCACCGCCGATGATCCAACGGGGAATTTTATTGTGAGGAGCATCTCGATAACGAGCATACACAACGTTGTCGTTCCGCTCATATATCAATGCTTCACCGGGTATCATCCTAGCCAACTGCTGTTCCTGATGAGCGTCGCTTGATGTCATTGTGATTAAACTCTGCCCAATACAACTCAAATGCTACTCCGTCTTCAACACCTTCGAACTGATGAATCTTACCTGGTTTAACTTGTGTAAAGTCGCCTGCTTCAAGAATAGTTTCATCAATTAATCCTTGATCGTTGTGCCAAACACGCACAATCATCTTGCCCGACTCTACAAAGAACCCGTTCCATTTAAATTCGTGTTCATGCTCTGAACATTTATATCCTGCTTTGAACTTGATACGATGAAACTCTAGTACACCGTTAGCGTGAATCAACTCTGTTGATCCCCAAATTTTTCCTGATTTAATACTCATATTGTTTCCTTACATTAGCATAGTAAAATCTATTGTTTCACTTTGTCTACTAATATCTTTTACAAAAAATGCACACAATGGATTCTTGCCATCCGTAATAGGAACACTTAGTAGTTGTCCGTTTTTCATTTTAGGAAAGTACCACTTTACATCATTGTAAAAATTTACAACTTTTAATGTACCAAAGTCAAATTTGAAACTTTTTAAAGGATTAAAAAGAAATACTTCAAACCCTCTATCATTAATACTAGTTAGTGGTAGTACTTCTAAGTCGTTACCACTTTGAGCATCGCCTACTGCAATATGCCAATCGACTGGCATCATTACTTCGTGTCCGTTAATTTCTAATACAATAGCAGGAGCGCTAAATGATTCTAGAAAGATAAGTGGTACAAAAAAGAAATCTGGATCTTTAGGATCACTATTGTCTAATACACTAAAGCGTACATCTTCGTCGAGCTCATCAGGAAGATTGTTAAGCATAAAGCATTCGTTATCTAATGTTAATATTTTCATTTAATTCCAGTCAATTTTTTCAATTGTATAAGGATACTGTGCTTCGGCATAAAACTTCTTACGCTGAGTCAAGTGCCGCTTCGCAAACTTGCATGTTGATGTCAAGTCCCATATTTGTACGAAGTCTTTGTCTTTTGCCTTACGAACGCCTCTACCAATACTTTGGATTACCCTTACAAAACTTTTGCCAGGTTCAAGAAGAACAAGATTAAAAATACGAGGAATATTAAGTCCCACCGATGCAACTCCGTAGGTTGCGATAATGACTTCATTTGTTCCTTCACGAATTGTATCATAAGTTTCTTTCCTGTCTTTAACTTTTACAGCACCACTTACAAAAGTACTGCCAGGCATTAAGTCTCGAAGAGTTTCGCCTGCACTAATCCTGTCTACTAGAATTAGTGTGTTACCTGTTTGTGATACCTTGTTCATCATCTTAGCAATGTATTGTAGTCTAGCTGTGTCTGATGTTAAATATTTTAATTCGCTCTGATAATCACTGTGTGCAACGACATCAATTAGTTGACATACATTAACATGACACTTAGATAGTACACCCTGATCTTGTAATGACTTAGCAGTGATACTTCCAATCACTGGACCAAGACTAGCATGAATACTTTCAAACTCAAACTTTTCTTTAGGTACTGTACCAGTTAGTCCCCAGCGAATAGGAGCGTTACGCAAGTTGCGTGTAAGCAAGTTCTTTAGCACTTCTGCTTTGGCTTGGTGGCATTCATCAACAATAACAGCGGTTACACCTTCAAGGAACTCTGCAAGACTTAACACTGCGCTGCCGTCCTTGTTCTTCTTGTCAAGAATATTCAAACTCTGCCAAGTGCAAATAGTGTGAGTCTTACCTAGGTTCTTTCTGTCGCCAAAGTACACTCCAACGTCAAGCCCGCAATTGATATAGTCTTCTTCAGTTTGTTCAACTAGTGATTTGTTAGGAACAATAACTAAACTACGACCGTACGGCTCAACCATGTGCGATAATGTTGCTGTAGTAATTGTATTATGATGTAATACTCCGTCTGCATCATAATATAAGTACGGTGCATCTATTCCGATATCGTAAAATGTAGTATCGTCAATATTGTTAATACTACTAACCTTAACATTCCCGT